TATTCGTCGTCTATAACATTGTCAAAATTAAACTCAAAATTCTTTGATGAATCTTCATCAAAAAAGTAAACCGTTTGTGGGTCTACTAGTGTATATATTCCAGCAATAGTAACTGTCCCACACATACAGCAGATTTCTACAGACCCGTGATTTATAATCTCTGGGCTATCTACTCCCACTAACTTCATTAGAATACTTCCAGATTCGTTCATACTCTCTGGCTCCCAGCGGGCGTGCTCGTCTAGCCAGCACATTTCGCACATTGCCATAGGTACTTGAACAGGTTCGGCTGCCATAGAACAATTCTAGTTCCTTTTAGTATCCTAGATTTGCTGCCACGCCATCAACATTTATACCTTTACGCCTTCTAATGACATTTCTTTCCTGAGGCGTAAGACCACCCCAAAAGCCAAAAGATTCGTGCTTTATGGCCCAATCAGCGCATTCGGTTGAGTGAATACACGACTTACATATTTGCTTCGCTACAGTGTAGTCTCCAACAGAGACAACAACAGACCTGTCATCTTTGTCTTCTAAGTAGAAGAACTCGACTCCAACTTCAGCGCACAACGGTTGATTAAAAGTCCAAGGCTCTTTAGCCACGAAATACCTTCCCCAAGCATTCGATTACTTATTTTTGTTTTCAAGCGCTCCTACTTCGTAGCCACAACCTGCGTAGCCAGCAATATCAATCCATGTGTCTGGTTGATATCCAGATTTAGATGCATAGCGGGCAACCTTTAGCCCAACCATCATCATTGCTACATCTTCATTGCTTATGGGGATTCCTAGAATTACAGACCAAATCTTTGCTGTTCTATCAAAATTATCCTCTGGTGCTCCATACTGCTTATTGCGGTCACTAGAAATAATCTTTGCTGCTTCTCTGAGGGCCTCGACCCGCAGAGGGTTTTGCTCTGGAACTGAACTATCTGTTGTCATCTTTTATCCTTGCTATAACTTCTACTTGGTAACTTTTACTTTTTTCTGCGTCAGTAACAGTTGTTTCATAGTTGACATACCTTAGCGGGTCTTCAGAGTCGTTGTCCACAAATGCTGAAATCTTCTCTGTAATTGTGTTTAGTATTTCTTCCTTATTGTCAGCAAGAAAACCAAACTTGTAAGTAATAGATTTCATTGCTAGACCAGTTTCTCTAAGTTCTCTGGCTTGAAGTGTGCTCCATCTATAACAGGGGTCTTTCCATCATTTGTTTTTACAATTATGTCTCCGTATCGAACACCAACAACTCTGCCTCTACGGCCATTCATTGCTGATTTTCCAGAGTCTTCATCAAAAGCGTTGTACATAACTCGGACAGTATCAGCAACTTTAATTGCCCCCGCTTGAGCCTTTACCCACTTTTCGTTTTTATCTTCTTGTACTAGAGCATGACCTAGAGCAAGTTTTCCAAAAATATCAACAATATCTTTAGAGTTGTTTACTTTCATAGACTTGTTCTTTTCTTTAATCTGTTCCCAGACTTCTAATAATTTGAGTACAGAGTCGCCTACAGCCTTTTTAGTTTTGTTCTGAGTAAGTTGTTCTTTTACCCAGTCCATATCTGCGTCGGACATTTTTCCTCCTTTTAGATTGTGTATGTTTTTTGGAGCAATACATTGCCCAAATTTTCCTTGACCTTAGACCAAGAAGGCAATGTTTCTATGTATAACTCTTTCTGCCGTCTTGCTAGTTCAAGTCTTTTTTCTGGCGTTAGTTCCTCTATTGCGGCAGGAAGTATTGACCACTCACTACCTAGATGAACTGTCTGACGCCAGTCAGTAGCCACAGGGACGCCCACAAAGAGCGCCTGAGACAGGCTAGGGAGCCACCAAGGGTTTCCATCTTTGTAGACCGAGATAAGGGCTCCAATGGAGTTATCTAAGCGTTCTAAGATGTCTTCGTTTGCTTCCCACTTACTTTGTCTGTAATTTACTACAGGCTTAGTAATATTCTCAAATGTCCTCAGCGCCCACTTACTCTTTTGGCTGTCTGAGCACCAATAATCTCCATCAACTAATTTAGTTCTGTAGCGTTGAATTTCTAAAAGCACAGAATCTGGAGCAACTAGAAACAACTTATTGTTGTCTATGGTTGGTATGTATTTAGAAATAACCTCTGGCTTAGACCAAGGGTAAGCAGGAATAATAGTCTTTGGCCAAGCCCCTGTGAATAACTTAGTAAGTCCAGAAAAGATATTGGCATAGTTTTCTTGCTCTAAAGCCTGATTGTATTCACGCTTTTTTGAATAAAAAGGTTTTACTAAAGATTGTGGGTTGAGGTATATCTCTCTAAGTCCAGCGTAAATTTTATGTGGGTCAGGGGTGTCTACAAATAAAGAAAGGTTGCCTAACTCCGATGCGTGTTTAATGACGGACAATGCGCCATAAATTCTGTGTGAGGTTACGTTTGTTGGTGAAGAAACGCCAACTATTACTGAGTCAAACTGGGACAAATATTCTTTATCAAACGCTACTGATGGGCTATCCCAAACAACTTCACAGCCCAACTCCGTGAGAGCCATATTTATAATTCCAGCAAAGGAAGGTGTTTTTTCATTAGAGTATGTAGATGCGTGTGATGCTGTGCATCCAGTAAGAAATACTTTCATTGAACCTTCCTTTATTTAAGGATTATTAGGTGCTGGACTTACTTCCCCGAAAGAACAGCACCTAATAACCACATTTATTTATTTAGAACGGCGCTTGCGGTGCTGCTGCGGTTGGCGCTGGAGCAGGTGCTGGCGCTGGCGCTGGTGCAGGAGCAGGAGCAGGAGCAGGTGCTGGAGCAGCAGCACTTACAGGTGCTGCTGTTGTCTGTGCAACTGCTGGATAGTAGTTCTTGATTTCGTTCTTCTTTTGTCCTTGCCAAGTACGTGTTCCTACTTGAGCACGGAAGCGACGACCAACAATGATTTGCTCAATCTGAGCATTTGATGGCTGTGGCTGTTGCATGAAGTATTCCTTTGGCAGACCAAGAGCGTGCATCTTCTTGAAGAAGATACCTAATGCTGCTTGACTGTCTGGAGATACAACGAGATTGTCCCAAACAAGACGCTTATTGTGAGCACCGCCCTCAACTTGTGCCTTGATTGCGAACATGGTTTTGCCGCTCTGTGAAACCTTTGCTGTTGCTTCAAGGACTACTAAATCGTAGTCACCGTCTGGCAGAGCATCGTAGGTTCCAGTCTCGCCGGCTTCCTTGATGAGATCGCTCCAATTGAGAGTACTCACTCTGTTACCTCTTTCTTAGTTGTTGTTGTTGCTGTTTGTCGTGGTCCGAAAATCATGTCTAACATTCGGTCAACTGACAAATTTTCCTGTTCAACGATTGCGCCGAGGCGTCCTTGGACACGCTCACCCGCTTCGTATTCGTTTGTACGTTCAACATACATACGTCGCACTTTTTGTGGTGCTTGCATAGGGTCAATGCTTTGGTGTTGCTCCAAAGTTATAGCCCCAAGAATGTCGTAGAAGTATGGTGCTTGAATCTGCAATTGACCTTGTAGGTAAGGACGATGACGCCCATCCTGTGAGGTCTTTGACATTGCTGTAAGCACTACTGCTTCTAACGGATTGGTTGGATGCATTGTTAAATCTCGCAAGTCCCGGAGAAGACCACCCATGTGGCGAAGTAATTCGCCCCACTGTTGCATCTTCATTTGCTCAGTTCCAGCAATACTGTCCATACACTTAACTTGGAGTTCAGAGATTGAGTCAATAATCAAACTCTTGAAGTGATGCTTTCCAAGTTGTAGCCATTGATATGTTTTGATAACTGTGTCGTAGTCACGAACTTGAACTACAACAGTATCCCAACTTCCATCTGCAATTGGTGGTTCTTCTCGCAGTGGGTCCCAGTACTTGACAACGATAGGCAGGAATCGGTGCCCGCCTTCAACGTCAAGCATTAGGCGAGGATATGGTGCAGTTACAGCAAATGTTGATTTACCAACCTTGCTTTCCCCGTAAACCATAACCGTTAGAGAGCGTTGAATTTCGCCCATTGTCACTCGCTTCCTGTTTTGTCTGTGTCATAGTATGCATAAGGATCTTTTTCCTCATACGAATCGCTAAGTGCTTGTTCAACGGCGCTTCCGTCATCAAACATTGGGCAGATAGCGAAGAATTGGCATTTCCACTTACAATCTCTACTGGCTCGTGGATATACATGGAACGCAGGATTTTCTCCAGCGTCTAGTGCTGTTCTGATTCTCATTAGGTCAGCAATAGTTCCGTGAATGCGTTGCCAGAAAGAACGCATTGTGAAGATATTGTGCCTAATCTCAACGTGGTCATAGAAAGGTGGCTTTGCTGCCGCAGTTCTACGTACCTTCTTTAGAAGAGTAAAGATTCCGCCCTCTGAGCGCTCTTTCTCATCAAACTTTGAAGACTCTAAAAGCATATAAGTCATAACTTGCTCATTCATATGAGCCATACTTGAAAACTCAGATAGCGAGCCACCAACAGTTTTGAAGTCGCGGAATAAGCGAACACCATCTGCCTTACGACGAACACGCATATCAAGTTTTCCTTGAAGTTCTACAGCACCATTGAACAATGGAGCAACAATTTTTTCTTCAGTTGAAATCATTTCAAGTTCAGCATCAATTCCGTTTTCTTCAACCCACTGCTCATAGCCTTCAAGCATGATGCGTCCAAGTTCGGCTTCTGTCTCTAAATCATTGACATCTCTAAAGTCGGCAAGAAGAAGTTGCTTATCTTTCTCAACTAGTTCTGAGTGAGCCTGTAGGAGAGGCGTGCCTTGTGCGTAGTGAGCATCTAAGGCTGCGTGGATACGAGTTCCAAGTGCTAGCGCACCAGTCATATCTTTTTGCTTTGGCTGTAAGCGACGATAGTAATTTAGCCACCAACGTCTGCGACAATCTTTGAATGTTTGTAACTCTGAGTTTGAAAGTCTAATGATTTCACTCATAACTTACCCGCCTTGTCATCTTGTAGAAGTTTGAGCAACTGGTCTTTGTCCCGAACAATCTGCTCAAAGTTGTCGGCTTTAGTTTCAAGAACTTGAATAACACGTTCTTCAATTGTTCCTTCAGTTACATAGTCAGTAATCACAATTGAGTCGTGTATTTCGCTCCCGATTCTATGAACTCTATCTAGCACTTGCTTATGGTCTACAAGAGACCACGGCCTCTGAAGCATAATCAAGCGACGAGCAGCAGTCAAGGTAATACCTACACCACCTGCTTGTGCTGTAAACAAAATCCACTTTATTGCACCAGATTGGAAATCGTCAATAGCCTTCTGACGCTCATCCTCATCTTGGTCTCCAGTGATAAGACCGTGAGGAATCTTTTTCTTTGTCATCTCTGCGCTGAGCAGATTGATAAGTTGCTTTGATACAGCAGAGACAGCAACAGAATCATCTCCAAAGTCTCCATTGTCAATATCATCCATCAACGCTTCAACTTTGCAAGAAGGCGAATCAAGAATGGCTTTAATTTCTCCTGTAGATTCGTTAGTGCTCAAAGTTGCGTAGGAACTAGCAAACTGTAGAAGTCTAATTGTTTGTGTCAAAACACTAGGCGCTGTTAGCGTATCGCCAGAACCAAGTTCAGCAATCATTAGGTCACGCATTTGCTCGTAAGCCTTCTTTTGCTTAGTTGACATCTCAACATCTCGGCGTTCATTGATAACTGGTGGAAGCCAAGGAAGCACTACTTTCTTGAGCATACGACGCATAACTGGGTTTACAGATTTGTAGAACTCATCTTGCATCGCTGGCTTTACGCCAATAACCATCATTCCGCCAAAGGCGTTGAGCATTGTGTCAACCATTCGGTCAATCCACTTTGTCTTGCTTGGCCAATCTTTTGGAGAAATCCAATGAAGAATTGACCAAAGGTCTACAACATTATTGGCAATAGGTGTTCCAGTAAGTGCAAAACGAATCTTTGAGTCCCCACTAGCAGACCAAAGAGCACGACTTTGCTTTGACTTAGGGTCTTTAGAACGGTGAATCTCATCCGCAATAACGGCTTTGAAATCAATATGGTTGAGTTCACGAAGATGTACTTCGCAACGTGTTTCGCTAATCTTTTCATCTTGCCCACCGCAAGCACGGCAACGAGTCAGAGCAACAGAGCCATAAGGTGCTAGTCGTGAGTGGGTTCTAAGAGATTCCCAGTTAATAATAAATACTTGCGCTGGGTCTTCAAACTGACGTTTGCGTTGAACCGCAGAGCCTTTGATTACCTGTGTTGGAACCTCAGGCCACCACTTCGTAAATTCTCTAGCCCAGTTCTTTTTCAAAGTGTTAGGGCAGACAATCAAAACTGGAAAGATTTCTTCTCCTCTTTCGTGGAGCATCTTGAGGGCACGGATAGCCTGTGCTGTTTTACCTAAGCCAGGCTCATCGGCTAGTAGGGCTCGTTTGGCTGTTGCTAAAAACTCAACGCCAGCCCTTTGGTGAGGGAAAAGGATTTCATCGCCTTCAAAGGTTTCTAACTCTCTAAAAGCATTAGAAGGGTTGATTCTGGTGGTTACTTCATTAGCAGCCCATTCAGATAAGGCTGGTCCAATAACTAGGTCATTGCGGAATGTAGAGCGTAGAGCGAGACAGGTTGTCCAACTTAGGGGAACTCTCCAAACCTGGTCAGAAGGGCTCCAGGAGGCTCCTGGAAGGCTCTTACAGAGTTCTTTGAGGCGCCACTCAGCGGTAATAAGGATGTGTTCCCCACCGTTATCTATATCTACAGATACTGTCACTACAACCCCCAACCGTCATTATGTACTTAGAACATACGGTACCAGAAAAAATAGTTTTTTACTTTTTCAAGACCGTACTATTTTAGCAGAACTTTTGGCTTCCAACCGCTTTTAACCAGTTTTAGCAAGGCGTGTCGGATGGCATCATTTGCGTGCCCTTCCCCGCCTTTATGCCAAGTGCCAATCTTCTTCAGGCTTTCATTTGTAAACATTGTTTTAGCGTCTACAGGAGCCTGAAAAGTGATGTCTTCAGGCTTATATCCGTTTACTCTACACATATGCTTGAGAATGCCTATCTGCTCAAGACTGTATGGCGCTTGCGAGTTTCTTACAGTTTGTGCTGTAATAGTAAAGCGTTCACAAACAACCATAAAAGAATCATATGCTCTCCATTGATGTAGCGCAATATCAATCGGGCTGGAATATCCGACATCATCTACTTCAACTGAAAATTTAACAACTGGCAGGTCATCTTCATTTCCTGACCATTCAAGAAGGCACACACCACTCATCTTCCCTGGGTCTACTGAAAGAACATACATTAGTACTTATCTCCCCACGTCTCTAGTGGACCGTCAATTCCAGCAGTAAGTGGAACATCCCAGCCGTCTGTTGTTGTCATACATTGTTGAACTATCTTCTTGATTTCTTCAGCATCTTCACGAGGTGCTTGAAGAACAATTTCATCGTGTACAGGAACAATCAAATGCTCAGTCAAATCTGCTTGATCAAGTTTTATAAGATTGCTCTTAAAAACTTCAGCAGCACCGCCTTGAATAAGATAGTTGATAAGAGTATAGACACGACCTTCATCGCAAGGAATCTTACGACCAGTCCATGTGTAAATGTAGCCTTGACCTTCATTGCGCTCACGAGTTGCGCCAAGATGTTCAATCTCTTTTTGGAACTTAATCATTCCTGGGTATCGCCTATCAAAGGCATCTGAGACCGCCTTCATCTGCATCTCAGCAACTCCAGCGGTGAGTGCTTGCTTAGCAACTCCAGCGCCATAAAGACGTCCATAAACCATTCCCTTAATAAGAGTTCTGCGCTTATCTGAACGAGTCATTTCTGGTTCTTGATAAACCTCACGACCAATCTCTGTAAAGGGGTCAGAGCCAGTTTCATCAGCACGATTAAACAGTGTGATGAGGTTTGGGTCCTTAGATAAAGATGCAAACATACGAAACTCAACCTGGTCTAAGTCTGAAGTAATGATGACGTGGTCTTTATCTTTTGGAATAAAAGCACGACGCACCGTGTCATCACCCTTAGGCAAAGTTTGTAGCGCTGGGTCAGTAATAGACATACGAGATGTGCGAGCGCCTAAAGTCTTTACAGAAGGGTGCAAGATTCCATCAACATTTTTATTGATAAAGTTCAGAAAGTATGTATTAGCAAGTTTGTCTGCTTTGCGTTGCTTGAGAACTGTCTCAGCAAGATTTTTTACTTCATCGTTTCCATTGATAGCAAGAAAGGCTAGTTGGTCTTTGCTGGCAGACTTTTGTCCAGAAGGGGTATATTCAGTAATCTCTGCGCCAAGTTTTTCAAACAAACGAACAAGTTGAATGTTGCTAGTAATACTTGTTCCAGCGTAAGTTTTATTTGCCCAGTCTTTTACAGATTCGGTGTAGTCAATAAGTTCTTGATACTTACGCTTGGAATATTCAAGGTCAACACGAGCGCCATTAATTTCCATACGAGTAACGATTTTTCTAGCAGCCATTTCAATCTCATATGCCTTGTGATAAGGCTGACCAGGGCCACACTTCTCATAAAACTTTTCCCATAAACGCATTGTGAGAATGGTATCTAGTGCGCCGTAGGACCAGTAAGGCTCAAAGTTTGTAGGAACAGTTCCCCACGTCCAGCCATTTTTTGTAAGGTCAATATCTAACTTGTCTTGAAGGTGAGCAGCCTGTCCATCAATAAGTCTTGCAGATAGCGGCTTGAGTCCACCAGGACCTAAAGGGTCAATAAGGTGAGCCATAATCATTGTGTCGTGTGCACGATGCCAAGGAAGTTCCCAATGAGATTTAACAGCAAACCACTTCGCTTCAAATGCAATGTTGTGACACACAATAGGTCCATCAAACTTATCCATTGCTTCATAGAAAACGCCAGCCCATTCCTGCCAAGGAATTGACCATCCGTGCATTCCATCGCCAACTTGAACAAGTCTTAAATCCCCATGCCAAGGAGAGAGTGCATCTTCTCGTGGTCGCCCAGGTCTTTCGCCTGTTTCAGTATCAATAGCGATTGCGTTATGCGGTCTGCGTTCGCCAAGCCAACTAATAAACTCGTTTGCTTTTTCTACTGAATCAACAAGGGTGACTTGAATTCCATCAAGTCCTTTTGTCATTTGTCTTTTGGTCCTTCTTTCAGATTGTTACGGAATCATCTCGACTCTGTAGACTGCATCTATCTTCTCATCATTCTCTGCGGCTCGCTCAAGCAACCTCTGTGCGACGTTAGTTAGGTATCTTGCCCCACCTTGGTCGTATTTGTAAAGAGCATCTAAGACTGGCTTAGGGTCTTCACTTACTTGAGCCCAGTAGCGATACTTTTCTGGGAAGACAATTGGTAATGACCTTACTGGTTTACAGATATCGCAGGGGATTGCATCTGTATCTAAATCTTCAGGCTCTCCCTCTACTAAAAAGTATTGCTTTACTAAAGGACAAGCAGCGCCGTGAAATACTAAAGATACACCAATACGGGACAAAATGTAAGAACCATTCTCTGTCCGATACAGTGCAAACTCAATCCATCTGGTTGAGCCACGACGCCAAGAAGAAGACTCTCCTAATAACCTACCATTGAACTGTAGTGTTCGTGAGCCGTCTTTTATTTCAAACATTCTTCTCTTCCAGTAATTCCGAGACAGATGGAAATTCCTTAGGTGTCTCAGGCTGAGGGGTTAGCCTCTTAACAAGGTCTTTGTTAATGGCATCTAGTTTTGTTATATCAGCACGAAGAGTAGCAACAGCGTACTCATAGTTCTGAACCAACTCACCAATTCTTTGCCGTAAGGCAATAATTACTAAGTCTTTACTGTCATTAGCGTCAGTCATTTAGAGTCCTCTACTAAGACATTAAGGCTTTTAGAGAGGTAATTTTGCCTCTAACAGTGTCATTCTCTGACTCCAATGTATCAATTTGTTCCGCAGTACCATCAATACCTGTAAGAGCAATGATTGACACCTCGTTGTTGTACATGGTGTACTCTAGATTGCGAATGTGGTTGGTGATGATGTTCTGCTTATCCTCATCGGATAAGTAGGTATATGTCTCTGGCATTTTTTCTCCTTCTTAGGGTTCTATGATAGCACTTTGCTATCTATAGGTTTTTAGACTTGATAGCCTAATTCTTCTAGTTTTTGCAGTATTACTGCTTTTTCTGCTTGGTATCGAGTCAAGTAATACTCTTTCGAAGGCTTTCCTTCGATCTCTGGATTACTCTCTGTGTGCTCTATTACCAAATTTATGTTTGATAATTTACCTAACAGAAAATCTATTTTTTCTTGGTTGGTTAACATATTTATGAGTAACCCGTAAATGAGGAGTAGCCAGAACTTCCAGCACTATTGTTAGCACGGACTCTAGCCCTTCTCCAAAGTTTTCCTGATACAAATGGAATTGTAAATGATGTACCAGATATGTCGCCAGATGTTAAAATAGAGCCTGCATTTGATCCAGTATTAGTGGCAGCGCTTTGATGTTGAACATTGTAAGAAGTTGCTCCAGCAACGGCGTTCCAAGTAACAAGACCACCACCACTAACGCTAACTCCTGTAGGGGTTGAAGGGACTGCTACAAAAGTAGTAGCAGAATCACGAGCAGACCAACCGCTTACTCCAATAGAGTTTCTTGCTCTTACCCAGTAGTAGTACGTTGTTCCTGATGATCTACCACTGTGCGTGGCAGTCGTGCCAGTAAGTCCAGAAAAGTCAGCACCCTGTGTAGTAGGTGTGGTTCCACTAAGATTCCAATACCATTCATAGGTTGATGCTCTAGCGGCAGCGTTCCAAGAAAGGCTTACAGAAGAAGTACTTGTTGCAGTAGCAGAGAGTCCTGTAGGGGTTGCTGGAGCAGAAAGAGATGTACCACTCCACTCTCTTAGACCAGATGTTTTTGGCTGTGGCGTTTGTGTAGTGGGAAATGGTACAGCAGAGCCTTCTCTAAAGACTCCAGTACCACCACTGTTGGCATATGCTCTAACTCTGATATTAGAAATAGCAGTTCCAGTTGTTGTTGTAATTGTGTACGATGTTGATGTAGTGAGTACATTTGAAGTGGTTCCGCTTATAGTGAATAAAACTCTATAACTAGATGCTCCTGATACTGCTGGCCAGTCAATAAGAATTCTTCCATCAGTATTTCTTGATCTAACACTTCCAGAGTAAGCAACTCCACCATTTGTAATAGTCCAAGAATCGGTAGAAAAATTTGTATTAAAAGTTCTAAATCCTTCAGTTCCACCACTAATTGTGCTTGTGTACTCAGTGGCGTTTGCTGCATCCGCCCAGTCCAAATTAACTGCATTATTACTAAATGTAACAGTCACTACTCCTGGAGTTGAAGGCGTAACAGTTGTATCAGAAGGGGTCCAATTAAAGGCTGAGATTTCTTGAACGTTGATTGTTTGAGTTCTAGACCTAGCGCTATCAAAAAGTTGAGAAACGCCACTAATTGTTTTTCTTAATCTAGCAAACAAAGACACGGTTTTAGTTCCTTCAGTTGCAACGGAAACTGTGGTGTTGACTGATAAAGACGTGTTTATAATACTTCCACCAGTGTATGTTCCAAAGTAACTTGTAGCACCATTAGAAGTCAAATCACTAATTGTAAATGTAAGGTCAAAATTATTTGTTAACGTGTATGTAGGAGGGTACGGAAGAATTGTGGGAGAAGAGTCAAATACATAATTAGTAGTTTCTCCTCTAAAAGTTCCTCTAACACGGATAAGAATATTTTCTCCAATATCCGCACCAGCAGGGATTATTGAAGAGTTGCTGCCTTTTGTATAAGTGTTTGCTGTTTGACTTTCAAGATTTGTTCTGCCCCAGGTATGCTCAAACGACCACTCAGAGTTTGAAGCAGAAGGTGTCCAACCAGAAAGTGAATATGTAAGAAATTCAAAAACTTCAGGTGTACCACTTATAGTCACACTTCCAGCACTTACAGTTATAAAGGTAAGGCTTTGGCTTCTAGTGACAGCCCTAGTAGCAACAACTTGAGTATTAGAAGTAGTTGAGCCTGTTACTATTCTTGAAGGACCGATTTGGTCAGCAAATCTATAAGCAGTGACACTTACTACCTCTACTTGCCAATACAAATCATTATCAAAAAAGGCAAGATCAAAAAAAGTTGTTGATGAATCAAAATTTACAGTAATATTTGAACCAGGAAGACCAGCGCCTCTAGGGTTGTTGTATAAACGATATACAAGCCTATAACTTCCAGCATTTGTTGCCGCAGTCCAGTCAATTCTTATGTACTGATATCTGTCATTTGTTGCTGTAACTTCTAAGGTGTGAGTTCCACTTTGAGAAATTGGCCAATAGTCGGTTCTATTTAAGACGTTATTAGTAATTCCAACAGATCCATTTGGTCTAGTCCAACGAGAAGTGTAGTTTGTAACTCTAGAACCAGCAGAACTCCAACTAGTGTTATACCTATTGAGAATGCCTGTGTCTTCTTCAAAAGCATCTATAGTAAAAGTAGTAGGTCGACCTAAGTCAGATGTTCTGTTGTCAATGTCTATTGTAAATGTTCCAGGAGCAGTAACGTTGACAGTGTTTGAAAATCCAGAGGTAACAGTACTTGAGCCAGATTGAACAGCAACAACTCTAAATTTATAATTACCAGTCGTTGTAACAAATACGCCTGAAGCGGCTGGATAAAATACAGTTATAGGGTTTCCACCAGAGGTGGTAGAGCCAGAATCAATAAAAACATCATTTCTGTATATCTGCCACGTATATGTAATGGTGTTGTCATTGCCTCCTCTAGAGGGTGTCCAGCGCAAATCTAGTTTTCCAGGGTTAGAGTCTGACTCTGAAAGAACTAAGTTTGTTGGTACTTTCAAAAGCCCGTTATCAACAATAGGAGTTGTTGTAGTTTCTGTAACTGGAGAGCCAGTTGAACTGTTATATGCTTTTATAGTAACTCTGATTGTTTCCCCAACATCACCGTTTTGAACTGTGTATCTTGCAGCATTTGTTGGAATTCTTGGATTTGACGAGTCAAGAGTTCTTGAGTCCCTTGTATATGTACTAGTGCCAGTTGCTATTGTAAAAATGTAATAATCTGGACGTGTGTCATTTGTAACTGTTGTAGTTGAACGCCAACCACTTGATTCCCAAAAATCAATTCTGTCAGTAGGGTATGGCTCATCTATAAGAGCGTTATAAGTGGTGCTAAAACTGTTATACCCTCTAGCACCGTTTGCTGTATTTAGAAGTCTAACGGGGGTGCGCTTTCTAATTCTTACAAGGTTGCTATTTACAGTTTCTGAAGATTTAGTTACTCTAAATCTCATATTCATTGTATAACTGTATGCAGCAGTTTCAATTATGTTTACGTCAGAAGAGTCTGTTACATAATTAGTAGTTAGAGTTCCACCTGTCAAAGTTCCAGTTGCCCCTGAGCCAGTTTGATTAAAAAATGAATTAGCAGCGTTTGTACCAAGGCGGTATTGCCAAGCAAAAGTGTAAGTCCCAGAAACATTTGAGCCACGGTAGCCGACAAGAGTATTTCCTACGGATGAGTTGCTTATTACATCGCCAGAAGTATTTCTAATTTCAGGTTGAAAAGTTCCAGATGAAAAAAATTGACGCCAAGAAGTGGTCTGGTCATCCCATTGCCAGCCACTATTTATTTGGCGCCAGGAACTGGTCTGGTCATCCCATTGCCAAACACTGTTGATGTTTCGCCAAGAACTGGTTTGATCATCCCATTGATATATAGGCATCTTTTGTCTTTGTCCTTTGTTGTATTCTTTTAGGTATATCTAAATACTATTTGTCCACCAGTGTGACCAACTGATGTTGGCTGTCCAGAACCTTCAGAAAGAGGGCCTTCCTCATCATTGTAACCAAAAACAAGTGGACCATTTATTTCTATTCTCCATTTAGAACCATCATCAGTTTCTCCATACCCTGAAGAAAGATTT